AGTTAATCCAAAAGCTAATCCAGCAGTTATTAATCCCCCTTGATTCTCTCTAACAACATTAGCAGCTCCCTTTCTTAGAGAATCTAGAAAAGTTTTATCTTTCTGATCTTCTAAACCTTTCTCCTGTTCGTCAGCTCTTTTTTGTAATTGATCTTCTTGTTTTGCCGTTTGTTGTTCTCTCTGTTCGAGTTGTTTCTCTCTATTTTCTTGTTGTATTATAAAATAATTTGTAATGTTTGATATATCCTCCTCCATTATCTGAATACTCTCTTGTATTCCTTTCACTAATTCATCATTGGCCTTAATTGTTAAAAGATTTTCTTGAGATGTGGTCAAGGCACGTCCAGCCACATCTTGAATCGTTATAATTGATTCAAACAAATTAGCAGCTGTAATTTTCTTCGGTTTTGGCGCCTCTTCATCCATAAGAATTTTCTCTTTGTTGTCTCTTCAGATTTTCAGCTTCAATATAATTCTTGAGTAGAGTCAAATAAATGTCTCTCTCCCAAGGCATCATATTTTCAAGTTCTGTCAAGCTATATTTATGGTATTGCATGAGAGCAAAATTGATTCTATAAAAAGACTCAAGACTCTCCCTTGCAATACTTAACCGAAAAAATCGGCTAGACCCTCCAAAACGATACGATTTTTCTTTTTAGTGTTTGGATTTGTAACCTCAATTGTATGAGATAATTTAGGCATTGTTGCAAAAAATTTCTCAACCTGTTTATATTGTTTTGAATTTAACTGTTCAATAAATTGTAATCTCTCATCTGAGGAATAATCTTTACCCTCCCATGCTTCATCTTCTGTAAAAACAGTGTCAATACAATCTGCAATCAATCTAAATGTTTTATTGACAACTGTTTGAGCCTCCTCCTCTACTTCAAAATTATTTTCTATAAACTGATTAAGTGAAGGATATCTCATACGAAGTGATAAATTTTTATCTAAAGAAATATCTGTTGTGTGTTCCTTTGGTTTAACAACTTGTATTTCATCAACGTATATTGTCACTGGCACTTCGGTTTCATTATCATCTGGACATGTAACGATTAGTTTAATATCTTCACCAATTGATTTTGCACGAATATTTAAAAAGATATACTCAATATCAAATGTCGGAAGATCATCAACCTTTACACCTCTAGTCAAAATACACTTCTTTAACACATCCTTAACGGCGTTTGTGATTTCATTCTGATTTTTAGATTCTAATGCTATGATCAAAATCTTTTCTTCTTTGACAAGAAACGGACGATACTTAATCTTTTTACCTGTAGAAGGCATCTTCAACTCATAAGTTGGAGTTGTAATTGTTGGTAATGGCATGATATTTGAATCAATATTTTATATAGGAAGGTCTATCTAAATCTCCTTTGTCTATTCCTATTCTTTTGATAAGTGGATTTGTTTGTGTTTACATTATCAGTGGATTTAGAACTTATACCAAATGATCCATCTGGCACGGTATTTCCATATAGTAACTCATCACGAAGACTATGTCTTCTTGATTGTTCTTTACTATTCAATAAAGAAAAAGCGTCCGCAGTAACAGCTTTATGTGTGTCGGTGTAATTAAAGTCCGCAACGAATCGATCATAAGCGAGAGTCACACTACATCTTAACACATTTGACTGACCATAGGCAACTCTCATTGATGTTAAATTAGTTGGCCAAATGTTTATGAATTCATAAGTTGTCATTCTTGAAGTCGGTTCTTGTCTTCGTATGTCCCTTCTTCTTAAAACACTATTATTATTCGCAGAGGTTAAATTATCTACAAATAAATCCCTTTCAAATTTAGTCACATGAATTATTTCCTTATAGTCCTCTGGATAATTAAATCTACCGTAAGCATTTGGATTCTTATTATATCCCTTTGGGCCAGAGATAGGATTTATGTAAGTCATCCACGATTCCAATACCTCGATGATCACATGATCAAGATCACAATAAAAAGTTAAATTAAGTGGTGGAAAAGTTCTTAAATTTGGAAACTCCTCTTGAATACCTTGATGATGTCCAACTGCAAGACTTGTTTGAAAAGATGTGCCTGGTAACTCTGCCTCAGCACACATCAACGACATCTTTTCCATAAAGTCATTACCACCACTTCTTCTATTACCGAAAGCAGAAACAGATCTGTTTATATCACCACTCTCTAACCAGTTCTGCCATTTTCCAAACGAAAATGTAACCTGATAAAATGTATCTAATGAAGGGCGTCCAACAGTCTCCCTAACATCAAACATGTCTTTTGAGTATATTCTATTTCTATTTGGAAAAATACTATTGCTTGGCACGATAAATAAATTTGTGTTGTTATTACTATATATGAGCTATAAAGGAATATATAAGCCTTCTAATCCTAAAAAGTATAAAGGTGATCAATCTAATATTATTTATAGGTCTTTATGGGAAAGAAAATTCATGAATTATTGCGATTTGAATGAGAATATTCTTGAGTGGGCATCTGAAGAATTTTGGATTCCCTATCTAGATCCAACAACAAATCGTGTTCGTAGATATTTTCCTGATTTTTTCATCAAATATAAAGACAAAACTGGCAGCATTCGTAGATCAGTGATCGAAGTGAAACCGATGAGGGAGACACTTGAACCAAAGGCGACGAAAGGCAAATCAAGAAAGACAATGATAAATGAATCAATGATGTATGTTAAAAATCAAGCAAAGTGGAAAGCAGCAAGAGAGTTTTGTGCAGATCGCAAATTAGAATTTAAAATCATGACTGAGAAAGAATTAGGAATCCGATGAGCATTCTTCAAAATATATTGAATAGAGTTAGTGGTCAAGTCAATGAGGATTTCTTTCGTCAACAATTAATACAGGAACTTGGATCTACAAATTTTGATGATGATGCTGCAGATACTGGCGGATTTGCTGCTGGACAATTATATTT